AACCGTTCCTTATATTGGCGGTGAGTCATTACAAGTACTGCAATATGTTGATCAGGCAAGAGCGCAAACGACAGGCGCTATGCTGGCTAATCAAGGGCTAGACTCTGATGCTATAGGCAGAGAGACGGCTACACGATTTGAAGGCGTACAAGACGCAGCAGCGGCTAAGATCGAATTGATTGCGCGTAACTATGCAGAGACAGGCTTTAGGAAGTTATACGAGGGCATTGCTTGGCTTGTGTCGCGCTATCAGAACACTGATGCAGAGTTTAGAGTGTTAGGCAAGGCGATGACTGTTAACCCTGCTAACTGGCGCTATAAGCACCATGTTCAATCTAATGTAGGGCTAGGCGCTGGTAACAATGAGCGATTGATTGAATCATTGCAGGGCATCTACGGTATTCAGATGCAGCTCAAGGATAAGCAATCATTGCTAGTTGATGATAAGGATATGTTCAATACATTGTCACGCATTACCGATGGGCTTGGATTGCCTCGTACTAACGAGTTCTTTAATGATCCAGAAGTACCAGATGAGACTCTACTAGCTCAAAACGAGCAGCTTAACCAGATGGTTATGCAGCTACAAGAGCAGGTTCAGATGATGCAGAATCCGCTAGCTGATGCTGAGAAGATCAAGCAGGAAGCATTCTTACTTAAAGCTCAAAGCGATGCACAGATTAAGACTACTGAGCTAGCAATGAAACAGCAGCAGTTTGAGACTACTACAGCGCAGCAGCAAGAGCAGTTTGAGTCTAAGACAGCAGAGAAGTTAACTGAGCTAGAGATGAAGTACAAAGAAGATGCTAAGGAAGTATTTGACGGCAATCTTGATCCTAGCGCACTAAGTACTGAGCAGATCATAGCAGCACTAGAGGCCACTAATAATGGTTAAGGTTGTATCATCTGGAGTTAAGCAAAAGCTGCTGAAAGAGCTAAAGAATCGTATAGATGGCGGTGATGAGCTTGCTATGGACTACGGTAGCAGGATGCAGAGGGCTAATGAGGGCGGCTTTGATATAAATAGAGTTGTAACAAGAGGACAAAAAGGCTCTATCTATAATCAGGAGCTTAAAGGGTTCGCAGAGTCAATGCCAAGCGCAAGGAAGGGGATTTCTGTTTCTGACGACACTAGAGTATCAGACCAATTTGCAGGTGTTAGTGCAATTAACGGCGCAACAAGCTATCCAATGTATACCAATGTGCAGAACACTTTTGATTTTAGAAAGCCAGGGCATCTATCACAAATGTCTGATGTTATACCCGAAGAGGGTATTTACTTAGATGATGCAGGTGACCGTATCCATAGAAGTAAAGATTGGTTGCTGAATAAGATTGAAGAGGGAAGTTATAAAACCATTGAAAACCCTCATATTAATAAACTGATGAAGGCTGCTGGATTTGACTCTACTTATATGCGAGAAGGATGGCAGTCTACAGCAGGCCCGATGAAGTCAGGCAGAAACGGTCTTATAGGTGAAGATCATTACGACACTATTAACATGAATGTATTTGATGGTAGTCAGCTTCGCTCCCCTAACGCAGCATTTGATCCAGCTAAGAAAGACAGCTCTAACCTATTAGCCTCAGTAGGCGCAGGAGTAACAGGTACAGCAGCATTAACAGCTAGTGATGATAGTGATGCTAGCTTTATAGGAATGGGCGCTAAGACATGGAATAAGGGTGCAGAGCAGCTTGCTAAGAAGATGGAGGCTCAAGGCTCAGATAGACATGATATATGGCAGGCCACAGGTGATATGGGCGCACCTATGTTTAGGGATGTCGATGGTTATTTAAAGCAAGAAATAAGTGATAATCAGTCGCAGTGGTGGCGTGGAAAAGTAAAGCATCCGCAAGGTATTTACAAAAACTATGATGATTTAGAAGGGTTTAAAGATTTAAGGGATATTCAGTGGGTAGCTAAAGATAACGGCTCAGGCGGATTTTATGACCCTAAAAGCGAGGTTATAGCTGTTTCTGGTGATGACAGCCAGAAGTTATCAACGGGGCTGCATGAGCTACAACACGCAATACAAGAGCGCGAGGGATTTGCCAAGGGTGGCAGTCCTAATGCCCTTGAGAGTGACTTGAAAGCCTTGGCAGAGCTAAACACTTTAAGCTTTTCTGAGATGGATGACTTTCAAAAGCAAATGTTTAAAGAGCTAAGAGATAATTATGGAAATGTAAAAGATCCTTATGAGGCATACAAAAGATTAGCAGGCGAGGCTGAAGCCCGTAACGTACAAGAAAGATTAAATTTTGATATGCAAAAGCGCAAGGCTATACCACCCTGGCAGACCAGAGACATAGCTGAGAGTGATTTAATTGTTAGAGGTAATAAGCCAGCAGCGGCAGCAGCAGGAGCGTTAACAGGCTCATGGGCGCTTAGTAGCTACGGACAAGATAGGGCTAACGATGCAGTTAAGTATGGCGTACCTCAAGTCATGGAAACAGAGGAAACGCCTAACGCTGAAGCACTAGCCAACATGATCGAGAAGTGGTCACAAACTCCAATAGGCTCACCATTAGAAGGCACTAGCAATTATCTGCGTAACTTAGGCCGTAAGCAATCAACAGGCACTAAGGTTACCAATGCGCTAGGGCTAGCCTTTGATTTCTTATAGGAATAAACATGAGTAAAGGTAGTAGCAGGCGCAAGCCAACAATATCAGACACTAAGTTCTCTGATAACTGGTCTAACATTTTTAACAAGGGCGCGATTGATGAGAAGCGAGAAAGAGCAGACAAAATATGCGATGGCAGACATGGACCGAGCGAACAGGGCAAGCGAGCTACTTAGTAACCCGCTTTACATCGAAGCTATTACTGTTATGCGCGCTGCTATGTTTGCTGAGTTTGAAGATAGTAAGTATGGCAGTGCAGATGATCGTCACGAATTGTGGCAAAGGTCTCAGGTTATTAAGCAATTTCAGGCCAGATTTGAAGAGATTGTTAAGAAAGGCGAGAGAGGCCGCAAGACGTTAACCCTATTAGAGAAAGCAATAAGTTTAATTTAACTGAACAACCCCGAGAGGATTCAGAATGAGCGATGAACAAAGCATTTTAGAAAGAATTACCGCAGTCAGAAGCGGTGCAGAGCCTATTGTAGAGCCAACTGCGCCAACTGAAGCGGTTGATGTCTCAAGTGATGAGACGCTAGCACAGGATGAAACAGAGGTGGAGGCTACTGAACCAGTAGGCGAGATTGACGTTGAGGCTGAGGCTAAAGAGCCAGAGAGTGAGCTAACTGAAACAGCTTTAGAGCCTGATGAGGATGATGATCTTTACGTTACCGTTGGTGATCGTGAAATAAGCATCAAAGACATTAAGGAAATGGAGCAAGGACAGTTACGGCAATCTGACTATACGCGCAAGACTCAAGCACTAGCGGATGACCGCAAAGAGTTTGATGCTAAGAAGACTGAGGCTGATCAACTGAGGCAGATGCTAAGTGATCAGACAGCACAATTAGCGGCTATCTTGGAACAAGAAACATTATCTCAAGAAGAGATCCAAGATTTGCGCGAGTATGACGCTGACGGCTATTTAAAGTACCAGGACAAGATGACCGAAAGGTATAAGCTGCTAGAGCAATCTAAGCAGGTTGCGCCTTCTAATGTAGACATCTCATCAGAGCGAGATAAATTGTGGAATGCTAACCCAGCATGGCTGGACAATGGCAAGGAAACAGATACGTTTCGCTCAGACATGGAGATGATGCAGGGCTATGCTACAAATGCAGGCTATAGTGATGAGGAGCTAGTAGGTGTTAACCAATTTCATCATTATCAAACCCTGTTAAATGCAGCACGTTGGGAGAAATCCCAAAAGTCTAACGCTTCTATTGCGAAAAAAGTACGTAAAGCCCCAGTGACTACTAAGCCAAAGCAAGCACAGGCATCCAGCATCCAAACGCAGTTAGAAAAGGCTAAGGCCAGACTAAAGGCAACTGGAAAGGCAGAGGACGCGGTGAAAGTACGACAACTCACACGAAAATTAACAGCTTAAAGGTAAAATATTATGTCTACTCCAGCAAATACAACTAGCACATATGATGCTATCGGTAATCGTGAAGATTTAAGCGATGTTATTTATGACATCTCTCCAACTACAACTCCATTTGTATCAGGTATTGCGCGCGTAAGTGCGACAGCTACCAATCATGAATGGCAAACTGACTCATTAGGCGCGGCTAGTAATGGCAATGCGAGAATTGAGGGTAATGATGCAGGCACTACAGCAGCAGAGCCTACAGTTCGTCTAGGTAACTACACTCAGATCAGTGATAAAGTGCCTCGCGTTACACGTACACAGCGACAAGTACAGTCTGCTGGTCGTGGCGATGAGCTTGATTATCAGATCATGAAGATGTCTAAGTTATTGAAAAATGACATGGAATCATCTTTATTGGCTAACAAAGCTAAGGCTGTTGGTTCAGAAACTCAGCCTCGCTTATTAGCGGGAATTGAGTCATGGATTGCCACTAATACTGATCTAGGTACTGGCGGAGTTGCGCCTACTGGTGACGGTACTGATTCTCGTACTGATGGCACAGGTCAGCGTCCTTTCGATGAGTCACAGTTAAAAGGTGTTATTGCTAAATGCTATGACGAGGGCGGTGATCCTGATTGCATTATGGTTGGTGCTTTTAATAAGCAGGCAATGTCTGCCATTGTTAATGGTGGTAATGCAGGTGCAGCGCAGCGCGTTGTTGATGGTAATGCATCAACTGTTAATACTGCTATTGACATCTATGTCAGTGACTTTGGATCAATCAAGGTTATCCCTAACCGTTTCCAAGTACAAAGCTCAATGCTAGTACTAGAGATGGATATGTGGGCAATGGCTTCTATTGTTGACTTTGAGGAAACTC